CCCGCTGACCCGGCTGATTCAGGCAAGCATCGGCAAGGTCTATATCAAGGCGAACCTGCTGCGCCCTTTTGAGTCCGCCACCCGGCAAGGGAATGCCGTGTGGCAGGATCATGGTGGAGATTTTTGGTTTGTTAGCCAGGATGGCTACCTGCCAATTCAACCCGGTTATGGATACCACTCGGCACGCATGCAGCCGGATCCGGAGACGGGCGAGGACGTACCGACGTCGACGCGGGAGTTCTATTTCGGCCCGGCCATCGGTTGCGCTGATGATTTGCGCGTCGGTGACAAGCTGATCGTGAAAACGACGCCATACGCCAACGGGCGCAGCACCTATCAGCAAGGCGACGCGATCGAGTACGAGATCGTCCGCGCAGATCCTGTCGCCCTCGGCGGTGGCCAGACCGGAAACGATACGATCACGTTCGGCGTGCGGGGTACTGTCGTTGGGCCGCTGGCGAACTACTCGCTCGTCACCACGTCGCTGAGTAGCTACGCCAACGGCGGCCTGTCGCTGACGATCACGCCGGGAGCGATCGCATTTGCGCCAGGCGACCGCTGGACATTCAGCGCCGAGGGCGGCGAGGCGCGCTACCGGATCGACGGCGGCAGCTGGACCACGGTTGACATCACTGCGACCGTGTCGCTGGCATCCGGCATCAGCGCGACATTCGCGGCAGGCGCCACGCCGTCCTGGGTGGTCGGCGACACCTACCAGTTCACGATGTTGGCATCGTCCGGCGTGGGCAGAAGCCGCGCGCCCGATGACGAGTCCATGGCCTGGACCGGATCGACGCTGATCAACATTACCCCGTCCGGCAGCGGCGCGGCCGATACGCTGCTGCTGGCCCTGCATACCATCCCGAGCACTGCGACGGTGACGTTGACCGGCAGCAATGACAACTGGGCAACCACCGTGTTCTCGCAGACCGTGCCATGGGCTACCGGCTCAATGGCGCTGCTGTTCGACTCGACCACCTGCGCCAAGTGGCGCCTGGCCGTCAGCGACACCGGCAGCATCGGCTGGGCGTATCTGGGCGTGCCGCCGCGGCCGATCGTGCAGGGCACGGCCGCAACCGTCGAGCACGGCATCTGGCGTCGACGCGCACGACTCGCCAACGGCCAGCGTACCCGCGCCCTCGGCGGCACCATCACCCACGAAAGCTGCACTCAGGCATCGATCAACAGCCTGATGACTGCACTCGAGTACGCGCACACCAACGACGACGGCCGAATCGGCGCCGTATCGCCCGAGGGCGAGGCGACGCTTTGCACCGTCGCCGACGAGGTCGACCTCGACGACGCCTATGGATTCCAGCCCGCCGCGGCATCGCGCCGCGTGGGGCTTTCACTCACGCTGACACCGAGGTAAGGCAATGAGCACCATCCGCTACTCCGACGCCGCATCCAACGCCATGCTGGACAGTGGCCTGGTGGCGTACATCAACACCGGCGCCGGCGCACCCGAGATTGAGTTCTACAACGGGACCATGCCTGCCACCGGTGACACCGCGATCACCACGCAGACCCTGCTGGCCACGCTGGTGTGCTCGGACCCGTGGGAAGCTGGCGCGGCTGCCAGCCGATCCGTGGCCGCAGACACGATCACCGGCGCAAATGCCGTAGACGATGGCACCGCGACCTTTGCCATTCTGCTGAACGGCAACGGCGACCGCGTGGCGCTGATGGATGTTGGCAACCTGTCCAGCTCGGCGGCGATCAAGATGAGCAGCACGGCGTTCGTCACTGGTCAGCCCGTGTCGATGACCTCGCTGACGATCAGCATCCCCGCGACGCTGACCGGCTAACGTGAGCGGATCTGGCGCACTCGTCGCTGGTGCAGTAGTTGCAGGCAGCGGACACGCTGCAGCGACTGGCACCGGCGCGCTCATCGCTGGCGGCATGGCCGCTGGCGCTGGCGTTGCCGCGCCAACAGGTACTGGTGCACTCGTCGGCGGTGCGCTGTTCTCCGGCGCCGGGTATGTCGCGACCACCGGCACCGGCGCCATGGTTGCTGGTGGCATTGCCGCAGCAACCGGCAACGAACATCCGCGCGGCACCGGTGCGCTCATCGCGGGCGCGCTGTTCGCTGGCGCGTCGAACGGCGGCGCCATGGTTGCCGGCGCGGTCTTCGCCGGTGTCGGCACCGCAGGCTACGCCAGCGACGCACAGGGCATCTGGCTACGCATCCACACCACGCCGCCTGCCCAGATTTACCAACTCGACGCCCTGCGCGGACGACTGAACCCGGCGCTGCCGCAGGTGCGAATCCCGTTCGACGTCAGCGACACCGCGGCGCAGCTCGGCGCGCAGAACGATTCCTTCCGCGTGCGCCTCGAAGATCCCAGCGCTAGGCTGCGGCGCATCCTCTCCGCGCAGGCACCCTATGGCGTGCGCGTGGACATCATGGACGGCGGCACCCTGTCGCGCACCGGCATTGTCGACGGCGTGGCAGCCGATGCCGGCGGCGACTTCGAGTTGGACTGCCAGGCGTCAGGCTGGACCGACGATCTGCCGCTGCGTACGAATGCCGACCTAGGCATCTTCCGCGACGTGGAGCGCCTGCCGTGGCGCTACGGCCGCGCGGTACCGGGCAAGTGCATCCGCCTGGGCGCCACCGGCAAGCGCTGGTTGTGGGCGGACCACGCGAGCAGTCGCATCGCATCCGTCACTGTCGACTCGCTGCCCTATGACGGCTGGCAGTGGCGCAACGAAACCGACGCCGCCGGCAACGCGATCACGATCATCGAGACCGTCGACGCGCTGGAGGAAGGCGCGGACATGGTGGCAGTGGGCGACGGAGCACTCGATGTCCTGTCCGGTGATCTGATGACGAACCCGGCCGACATCGTAGGCGATGTGTGCCGGCGTGGCGGCAAGACGATCAACCGCGGCGACCTGGCTCCGTTCCGGACTGAGTGCCATGCGCGCCTGATCGAGATCGCCGGCAGCATCGAATCCGGCAGCCTGCAGTCGGCGCTGGCCGGTATCGCAGATTCGATCTATGGCGCTTTCAGCCGCAGCCTGCCAGGCCTGATGCGCTTGCGCCCGCGCAGCGCGCCGACCTTGACGATCCCCGCTGCAGACACGCCCGCCGGCACCGCATCGCGCGATGGCATCGCCACGCGCATGCGCATCCGCTACGCCGTCGAGGCCGGCAAGCCGCGCGCCAGCATGGAGTTGCGCGCCCCATCGATCGAGGCTCTGCGCGGCATGGTCGTTTCCGAGGTCACGCTCCCATGGGTCAGCGATGCCCGCGTGGCCGCAGACGTCGGCGGACGCATCCTGGGCGATCGCGCCCGCCCGCGCTACACCGTGCGCGCAGCACGCCAGCTGCGGCGCATCGTGCCCGGCGATGTCATCACCGCGACCGTGCCCAACCTCAGCCTGAGCGGCCCTGCGCTGGTCACCGCGTCCGCCATCGCCGATCGCGGATCGACGCCGACCCTTGAGCTTGCGTCCGGTGCGGCGCCGGCAATCGACATCGTTTCCAGCTCCGTCGCCTACGCGCCAGATCAGTACACCGGAGCGACGGTAACGACGCAGGGCAATGACCGCGTGATCGTCATCACCGACGACACCGGCGCCCCGCTGGCCGGCGCTGCCTGCTTGCTCGACGGCGCCACCACGCGCTTCACGGACGGCGCTGGCAAGGTCGCCTTCCCCTTGTCCTTGATGCCGCCCGGCCCGCACACCATCTACGTCACCGCGTCCGGGTTCGACCCGTTCACACTCACCGTGGTGGTGTCATGAGGCAGCGCATCCGAGCCGTCCCTGCCACGTCCAGCTCGCCACCGGTGCAGATCGGGATCTCGCTCACGCCGATCAGGCCACCAACCGCGGCATGCCCCGCGCAGGCTGCCGCGCCGGTGCCTGGCAGTTGCGAGGTGTCCGGGCCATTCACGGCGACCGGCGTGGCGCCCTACGTGTTCGGCCAGCCGTGCGGCTGGCTGGTCTACATGCTGGGCATCGGCCCGACAGACACCGTGGTCTGGTCAATGA